CGAGATGTCCGAGGAGCTCGGCCTGCCTGCCGAGACGTGCCTTGCCCGTGTGCGCTCCATGCTGAAGCGCAACGACGTGTGGACGAACCTCGAACGCCAACAGATGCTGATCGCCGACATGTACGACTTGAAGACGCGGGCCTTCAATTTCCTGGAGAAGTGCTTCGAGTCGGATGAGATAGCCGCTCGGCATATCGAGGCGGTCAACAGCGTGCTCAAGCAGCTGGGAGACCGCCTGGACAAGGTGAAGGAATACAACGACGAGGAGGAGGCCAGGGTGACGAAGCAGCAGACCCGACTGATCCTCGACCTGGTGGAGGACGCCTGGGAGCGTGTGCGCACATATATCGCGCAGGCTTATGCGAACAGCCAGCTGCTCGACCCGGAGGCGATGGACGAGGTCTTCTACCAGGCGCTGAAGGAGGCCCATGCTGATCAAAGCTAGCGCTATTGACAGCGCTATCGCCACCGTCAAGGCGCACAGGAGGCAGGACAGCTTTAAGTCGGACCCCGTTGGCTGGGCGCAGTACATGCTGGGCACGGACGAGGGGACGCTGTGGAGCAAACAGCGGGAGATCGCCCGGGCCGTGGTGGAGAACAACTCGACGGCCGTGAAGGCCGGCCACGGGGTGGGCAAGTCCCGGCTGATGGCCGTGCTCATCTGCTGGTGGGTTGACACTCGTTACCCGCACTGCTACGTGATCTCGACGGCGCCGTCGATGGCGCAGGTGCAGGACGTGCTGTGGCGCGAAGTGATGCAGCTGAAGGGCATCGTCGAGCGGCGCTTCGAGGAGGGGCTGATCGACCACAAGCTGCCGGGGCGGATCACGATGGACGTGCAGTGGAAGGATGACGTGACGAAGCTGCCGCTGGGGCGCGGCAGGAAGCCGCCGGACAACCTGGGCGGGAATTCGTTCCAGGGCATCCACGGCGACGTGCTGGCGATCGGCGACGAGGCCTGCGGGCTGTCGGGCGAGCTGATCGACGCCCTGGCGAACATCACGACGAACGAGGCCTCTCGGCGTGTGCTGATTGCGAACCCAACGGACCCGATGAGTTACCTGGGGAAGATCTTCAAAGATGAGATGGAGAACTGGAAGCGGATGTCCATCTCCGTCCTGGAGAGCCCGAACTTCACGGGCGAGCCGATGCCGAAGAACGTCTTGCAGAAGCTCACCGGGCCCTCCTACGTGGAGCAGAAGAAGCAGGAGTACGGGGAGGACAGCGCGAGGTTCAAGGCCCGCGTGCTTGGCGAGTTCGCTTTCGACATCGAGGACTCTCTGATCCTACCCGGCGATGTTGAGACAGCGTGTCTCACGGAGCGGGAGCGGATCGGCCGGCCCGTGCTGGGCGTGGACGTGGCGCGCTTCGGAGCGGACCGATCGGTCGTCTACCTGTGCGTCAATGGGGTTGTGCGCTTCGTGGACTCATGGGCGAAGACGGACCTGGTGCACAGCGCACAGCGGGTGCACGACCTGGCTCTGCGGGAGGGCGCACACGCCGTGGCGATCGACTGCGACGGGATCGGCGGCGGCATGTTCGACATCCTTAACTCCTACGCCAACCGCACGTACGACATTCTGGCTGTGCGAGGGTCTATGTCAAGCCCCGACAGGGGCCGGTGGCACAACTACCGGTCCTACATGTGGGATTCATTCCGGTATCGCTGCCGCACAGGTGAGCTGGACTTGGACCCGTTGGACATCGACCTGCACGACGAGTTGCTGTCCGTCGGATACTCGTATAATACAATGTCGGGCGGCCTTGTCCTGGACTCGAAGGACAAGCTGAAGAAGGACGTCGGCAAGTCGCCTGACTTGGCGGATGCAGCGGTGTACGCCGCTATAACAGACCAGAATATACGCGACGCCATCCAACAGGAAACCGTGTTCTCCGACGCGGGGGACATGATGGACGGCGACGAAGACGGCTACCTAATGGAAATGGGGGAGACTTTTGGATTCCAACGCATACTCGTTTAGCGACGAGAACATCGCGTTCATCAACGAGGCGCAGAGGTCCTACCTCCTCGACGAAGGCGCCAACTGGGTGAGCTACGCCGACGACAAGGGCCTGACGCTGGCTTTCATCCACGAGGTTGTGCGAGGCCTTCGAGACATGGCGAGGGACCACCCACTGCACAAGCGGGGCGCACAGCTGAGAACGAGCTATATCTTCGGCGACGACTTGGTGTTCAGCGACACCTCAGCAAAACTGGACAAGTTCATCAAGTCGGAGTCGGCGCAGAGGACGCTGTTCTCTGCTTCGGCTATGGAGAGCCTGAACCTGGAACGGTTCTGTGCGGGGAACGTGTTCCTGTTCCGCGAGGTGCACACGGACAAGCTGACGCTGGTCCCCGTGGAGGAGATCGAGGAGATCGTCCGGGATTCGTTCGATTCGTCCGTTGTGAAGTATGTGCGTCGCACATGGACTCCGGACGGGCAGAACACAATCAGCCAGTGGTTTCCGACGGCCGAATATAGGCGCGGGGTTCAGCGGCTGAGGAAGCCTCCGAACACGGCTTACGAGGTGAACGGCAATTACGTCGTGTACATCCTGTCGTCGGGCAGGCACGCCGGGCATGCCTTCGGTACCCCTGACTCCCTGGCTGCGGCGCTGTGGAGCGTCGCCTACTCCGGTTATCTGAGGGATTCGGCGCGGCTGTCGAAGGCCTTGTCGAAGATCGCCTGGGCGATCGTCAACAGCAACAACCAGGGGAAGCGGCAGTCGGCTGTGGAGATCTCGAATCGCGGCGACGTGGTGGGAGCCACGGCGAGCTTGGGGCCGAACCAGTCTCTGGCCGGCGTGGGCGTCCCGAGCGCACAGGTCAACTACGGGAACGGACAGCCCCTGGCGGCGCTGGTTGCAGCGAGTTTCGGCATTCCGGTTATCGCACTGTTGTCGTCACCGGGTGCGACCGGCGGCTCATACGGGGCCGCGACGACGCTGGATCGACCGACGATCAACGGCTTCAAGCTGGAGCAGCGCAAGTGGCGCGACTTCTTCAAGCAGGTGATGATGGATGTGGACCCGTCGGTGAAGGACGTGGACATCAAGTTCCCGTCGATAGAGCAGGACCCCACCTACCGTGCTTTGCAGTCGCTAGCTACGTCTATGTCCACTGGGGCCATCCATCAAGACGAGTATCGTCAGGCTGTGCTCAATTTGCTCGCTGTGCCCGATATACATGGTGACGAGCTCCCGGAGCCGAACGATTTTCTGAAGAGTGGTAATATGTCAGGTGGAGACGACGGCGATGCTGTGCGCGACCCGGTGGCGCGTCAAGGCAATCAGGGCGCCGTCCCCGGTGGTTTCAACCAAGGAGACACTGAAGATGAAGACTGAGATCAAAGAGAGCGTGACCACAAGCGTCCTCAAACCCGTCAAGGGCACACACAAGTGGCTTGTGCGACTCATATCAGAGGGCTCTGGTTCGACCGGCATCTATACGAAGGAGGCGCTGCAGGGCAGTTTCGCTGAAGCGTTCCCGATCGGAACGCACATGTATATCGATCACGCCTCGGAGTCGGAACAATGGGATCGCCCCGAAGGTACGCTGACGAAGCTGGCAGCTGTTATCGCGGAGACACCCCGCTGGCAGGATTCGCCGGAGCCGGGCATGTATGCGACGATTGAGGTGGTAGACCAGTGGGCTCCGTTCATAGAGCAGGTGTCGGATATTATCGGTGTGTCTATACACTGCGGGGCGACGCTCGCGCAAACAGATGACATAGTAACACAGGGGGAATCTATGCCGCCTGTGATAGAGTCGTTCATACCATCGCCCGTTAATTCCGTGGACTTCGTCACAATTCCGGGCGCCGGTGGGCGCCTTGTCGAGGCCTTGGAATCGTTCAAAAATGGGAATGCTATTATAGATGGCAGCAACAAACACAATTCCGAAAGGGAAAGAATGGACACTGAGTTCAAGGAGGCTCTGGAGGCCCTGGACACTAAACTCTCCGCTCTCGTCGAAGCCCTCGCCGATAAGGCCAAGAAGAAGGACGAAGAAGACGAAGAGGATGCCAAGAAGGAAGAAGAGGACAAGGCCAAGAAGGCTAAAGAGGCCATCCTTGCTCTCGCCGACTCCGACCTTCCCGAGGTTTCCCGTGTGCGGGTCGCCGAGGCCATCGCCCGCGGATATGACGCCAAGACGATCCTCGACCGTGAGACCAAGCTCGTCAAATCCATCCGAGAGAGCCTGTCGGGCGGTTTCGCCCCCGAGCACGTTCCCTCCGGTAAGAGCGCCGACGACTTCGAAGCCGAATTAGCCAAGCTGACCTGGTAAGGAGACTACCGCATGGCACAGAATCACGTCAAGGGCGGGGACACCTACGAAGTCCAGGTCGACGCCGCCGTCAAGTCGGGCGACGTCGTCGCCGTCGGCAAGGTCGGAGCCGTCGCCCTCACCTCCGCCACGCCCAAGGAGGACAACAACTTCTACTCCACGCTCGCTTTCGAGGGCATCGCACACCTCGGCCTGGACGGCTCCGTCAAGGTCGGCGACATCGTGACGATCGACGGAGCCACCGAATCCGGCAAGGCGGCCAAGCCCGAGATCGCGGCCGAACCGAAGGGCAAGATCGTCGTCGGCTTCGTGCTCAACCCGCTGTCGAGCGCATCTACCAAGTACGCCGTCAAGCTCACCCAGGCTTGGCTCTAAGGAGGATATCTACATGGCGATCAACAAGAGGGAAGCCTACAAAGCGGGTATCCTGCTGCACAGGGCTCTCCACGCGGACGACATCCGTGTGCGCAACTCGGCCCGCAAGGACCTGAGCGAGGCCATCACCACCTCGGACCTGCCGGTCAACCTCGGCCCCACCATGAACAAAATCATGCAGGGCGAGTACGAACAGGTTCCGTCCAACTGGCGCGAATGGGCCGACACCCTCGAAACCCCCGATTTCGAGACCGTGCCCTACTTCAGCTTCGACTTCACCGACGACAACGTTCCGGTCCGCAAGGACGGCAAGGGCTACGTCGCACAGGGGCTGCCCGCTGTCGGAGAGCTCGGCGAGTACCCGATCCTCGGCCTGAAGGCGGAACAGTTCAAGCTGAAGCTCGCCAAGGCCGGCGTCCAGATCCCGCTTTCCTGGGAGACCCTGAAGCGCTACGGCGCCGACTGGCAGCTGATCCCCCGGATCACGAAGGAGCTCGGCCGCCGCGCTGCCAACCAGGAGTCCATCGAGGCGGCTCTGCAGCTCGTCCAGCCTACTGGCCTGAATACGACTAACTTCAAGGCGGCTAATAAGAACGTCCTGGCCGGCAACCCCGAGCTGAGCATCGAAGCGCTGGAGAAGGCCTTCGCACAGCTGGCCGTCACGAAATACAACGGCAAGCGGATCATCATGCCGACGAAGTTCAACCTGATCGTGCCCCCGGCGCTGGCGAGCCGCGCGGAGCAGATCATGAAGGTCGTTGAGATCCGCCGCCAGAACGGCACCGAGACCCAGGTGATGGGCAACACGGTGTCCGGGAAGGTCGCGAACGTCTACGAGGTCCCCGAGCTCGCGCTCATCGCCGGCGACTACGCCGACAAGTGCTGGTTCCTCCTGCCCCCGAAGGGCACGATGCCCCGCAAGAACATCGTCAACGTGTTCCTGGAGGGCGAGACCGGGCCGAAGATTTTCGTCGAGAAGACGACGAACAGCTCCGAGCTGGACGGATCGTTCGAGAACGACGCCTACAGGACGAAGATCCGCCACCTCGTCAAGTCCGCTTTCATCGCTCCGGAGGGCACTCTGGCCTCCAGTGGTGCGGGCGCCTGATAACGATACCCGACAAGGATGGAAACCCCGCCCTCACAAGGGGCGGGGTTTCCTGCAGTGGAAAGGAGCTGCGGTGCCCGACAAGCCGAAGATAACCGTGGACGAGCTGAAGCTGTTCCTCCCCGGCATTGACCTGGACCCCAAGCTGCTCGAACGGCTGTGCGCACTGTACACGAACGTGTTCAAGGCTGCGGCTGCCGCTCTACGT